TCTTTCATTGCTCCAAGTGTATCTTGAGTTTGGAACATCATAAACATTTTTTGACCATCAAGATTAGCGCCAGTAAGTCTATTTATTTCAGCAACTTGCTCTAAGGCAGAATCTTGATTACTAAAAGCATCAAGTGTCTGATTTTGTTCGGCTAATGATTTACCCATCTTTGCAGCTAATACTGCACTCTTCATTAGGTAATCTTCACCCCTACCCAAATATATAGATGTTAGATTGCTATCGTTAGAAATGTCTCTCATAACCTTACGAGCATTTACACCAGAAGTGGTTGCAAAACTCATCATACTATCCGCAAACTCTTTTACTTGGGGAGTTGTCTTGTCAAAACCCTTTATTAGAGTGCTAGTAAGATTGGCTGCTTCATCAGCACTCATTCCAGTTGCTTTTGCTATAAGTGAAGTATTAGTTATTAGTTGTTCGGTAACATAGGAGGCATTACCCAAAGCATCAACCAATGCACCAGCTTGTCTTCCAACGTCTTCCATATTCATACCGAAAGCATAGAGGCCAGCAGTTGCTTGCTCCACATTATTTGTAACCATCGCTAGATTACCACCCACCAGACCTGTGCTCTTTGCCAATTCTGCCATTGTAGTGCTTACTTTAAAAAGTTGTCTTACAATAAGGCCAGGTACAGATAGAATAGCGGCCATTGGCAACACTCCCTTTAGCTTACCGGCTATTCCACCTACTGCTCTTCCTGCAGCGCCACCGAGTGACATAGTTTTTAGTTTAGCGCCAACGACACCTATAGCGTCCTTAAACATAGTCATACCCTTAAGGGCCTTTTGTCTTAGGGTATTTTCGCCAATAAGAATTTTTGTACTGGCTTTTATTACATCATTGTATTTTTGATTTAGTTTATTAAGTTGTTCTTGACTTTTTCTTGCTACAGTAATAACACCTGCAAATCTATCTAACTCTTTATCATACTTTTTTTGAAAACGCTCGCGTTTCTTCTGATAATCAGCTAGTTTCTTTTCTTGGTCGGATTGTTTTTCTGTTTCATCAGCTGCCTTATTCATACTATCAGACAGTTGCTCAACTGATGATGACAAGCCATCAAACCCTGTTGCCATTTTTCCTAACACATCAACTATTTCTTGTTGTTGAGCTGCTAGTTGATTTGCAATATTCATATTATCTCTCTGGTAGGTGTATCAATACTAAATAAATATCCCCCTACTATAAAAAGTTAGTAAGGGGATATGTTTATTTCTTACCTTGTGAGGATTGTTTATTTGCTTTTTCTTGAGCTTTGTTTTTTTGTTCAATAGTCCAATTTATTCTCTTTACCCACCAAGCACGAAGATTCACTGGCATATTATAAGCATCAGCAAAAGTCACTTTACCATGATAAACAACATCAAAAAGCTCTTTGTAGAATACCTCTTTATCATTCATCAGGCCAAAAGAAGCCTACCGTAATCGGTATCTCTACCTCCCCTCTATGTCCACAATGAACACAGTTAAACTCTTGCTTCATATCAAGGTCGGGAGTATTGTCCTCCATGTACTTTCTAATAGCACGACTATCTCTAACATTTAAACTATCCACAAACTGATTAATATAAGTGTGGTCAGTATTGCCTTGTACAGAAATAATAGTGTTCTTTAGTCGAGTAGTTACATTTCTGTCAACTGGAGAACGAGTAGTTTTTTTCAATTTATCTTGTGCGTCTGAAATTTCTTTTTCTTCCGCACTATTTAGAAACTTAAATTCTATTTCAGCGCCCATACTTGGTAATGTAAAGGGAAATCTATTTTCGCCTGGCTCAACAGGTTCTATATCTAGTGTCTTCATTTCTAACTGGCTCAAATCAAAATCATACTTTGATTCCTCACCGCATGAAGGACAACTAATCTCCACACTATATTCTGGCCCATAACCACTTACTCTTAGGAAAGTAACAAGAGCATTTTTATCACCAGAAATAAGTTGTTCTGCATTGATTCTTTTGTCTACGATACAGTTCTGTAAGACAGCATCAATAGCTTTACCGCTACGCAACAACGACCGTGAAGTTAAAATGTCTTCATCGGCCGCTGTCATATAACGTAGTTCAATCTCTTTTACATTGTATAATGGCGAAGTGGGTGGGTAGACCAAGCCAAAAGAGGGAAGTGGTACAAACTCTGTTGGTATTCTAAATGGAGAAGTTTCGTTAGCCGCTCTCCCCATCTTTTGTGCTCGTTCTATACCTGCCATTTCTTCAGGCGTTAAAACCTCTTTTGTAGAATCATCAGTTTCCTTCAAATCTACATTAACTTCTGACATATGTTATTGTCCTTTGAAACCTTATTACGTTTTAGTATCTAAGTATACATTCATCCATACGAATAGTAATGTCAATATTCATAACTTCACCAGAAGTCATGTCATAGTCACCAAATGTTGCGTCTGTAATAAATGCACCTCTAATTTCCCATTTTTCAACTGCAGCACCAACGGGGTCAAGTGCTATAAGATTAAAGTTCTTCTTGTAGAAAGCTGCATAACCATCTCTACCAGAAATTGTTTCGTGAGCTAATCTTGCCCATTCCATTACCTTTTGAGCAGCGGAAGGTGCGATTGGGTCATGTAAACCAAGTGTCATTGTATTCCACTCAAACTTACCAGCAAGGTATCTCTTTGAGTTTAGATAATCAATGGTGATTGTTTCCTGTGTAAAAGAGGGTCGAGAAGCCGTTCTTGCAATGTATGCTGGTAATGTATCATCAGTGAACTGAAACAAAAATCTATTTTGTCTCTTAGGTTCAAATGTATCAGCCAACATTGCGTTTACTTCAAATGGCTGTGGCATCCTTGTTCTCCATCTTCATTTAATTTTAATAAAATTCCTATAATAAATACACTGAGAATAAAAAATATAACAAGGTGAGGCGTGAACCTCACCCTATTATAGTATTATTTTTACTCACTAAAAGCAGCACCGTTAGGTGTGACAGTAAAGTCAAAGATAACAATTTCAGCAGCTGTGGTGGGCTTCAAGAAAATCTTACCCTTGATAATGTTTCTATCAATCAAGTCTGGTGTAGTAGTGGTTTCATCCAATACCGCTCTAAACTCGTTAATACCGTTTGCTGCCTGCACACTGGACAGATAATCATTGACCTGTGTTAGCAGACGTTCTCTTGTAGCAACTGTGTTAGGCTCAAAGATAAAGAGTCTTGAGAAGCTAGCAATAGTCTTACGACATTCAATCATCATACGGCGAACATTAACTCTATCAAGAACTGACTGCTTTCTCTGTAGTGTCTTCTGACCGAAGATGACTATGCCTTGGCCAGGAAATGTAGCAATTGGGTTGACGTTGTTGTTGTAAAGAGTGTCACGTTGTGTCTGTGTCAATCTTCTTCTAACTTCCAACACTTCATCCAAACCACCACGGTTGAAACCAGCGGGAGCAAACCACGGCTGTGCAACTCTATCGTTGAATGCATAAGCACCCATAACTGCTACACTTGGTGGAACGAATACTAGTTTGTTATTATCAACATCGTTGATACGAACCCACGGATAGTAAACAGCACCGTAGTTAGAGTCAAACTTCAATGCCTCTGTTTCAGCATTAGCTACTGACAAGTCCAAACCAGACCCTGTTGCTGTTGTGTTTGCAATATCAACAAGAGCAAAGGCATCAGCACGATTAGAACACATATCAACTAGACGGTCTGTAAGAGCACCACCAGCAGAAGAGTGAATGCCTGGCATAGCGACAAGGTTGAAATCAACTTCATCGGGATTAGAAAGAATCTTGATAGCGGTGTTGAAGTCACCAGACAATGTATCTGTGCCTGTTGAAACTTCTGTTTCCAACTGATTCTTTCTTGGGTCAAATCCATCCCAACCACCAAACATAGGAACACTGAATCTTACCTTGTTTGTTGTTGAGAAGTTACCAGAACTACTACCCAACATATCAACAGATGTGTAGTTAGTAACACCAGCACTACCAGTATAATCAGCAGCTGCGGCGTATAACAATACACCATTGTCACTTGCTGAATCACCAGAAGCAGATGTAACGGTCTTCTTAAGGCGGTCATCAAAACCAGTTGATTCAAAATTAGGACCGATAAAGATGCGACCATCAACGGCAGCGATTGAGTTCAGTTGATTTAGTTTCAATGGTAAAGCAGCAGCAGAAACACTACCCTTACCTTCAGTTGTAACAGAGAAACTTGATACACCTTGAAAACCAGCAGGTCTTGCAGCGGCTGGAGCACTTGGGTGCATGAACACTCTAATATACTGTGACTTATTCGGGAAATCACCGTTATACAATACTTCGGGTGGGTCTTGTGATAGGTCAAACTGAGTTCTTCTATCACCGATTACACGAGCAATATATTGTCTACTATTTGGGTCAAGATTTACATCAGTAAAGTTTTCCAATACGATTGGGTTTTCATCGGTGTCACCGCCCTGTCTAACTGAAACAGTAAACTTGGGGAATGAAGTTGATGAAGTAGCAATATCAACATTACTAATAGAAATCTTATACTTGTTGTTTGTATCACTACCATCTGCAAGTGTATGAATCTTGAACAGAGGGTGAACTGTGCCGTTGAAGTTCTGAGAAACAATTGAAGGTGTAGATGCTTCACCGAAACCACCAACAACTTCTTGGAACATATCACCATCAGCAGTGATAGTTGACATTGTAAAGTTAGCGGCTGCAGCAGCATTAGCACTAACTGTACCAGCAGCAGTTCCATAGTTGAATACTGCATCAACATAAAAATCTTGTAGCTTATCACCAGAGTTGGCTTCCAAAGGATTTGTTCCCAAAACCTTCTTGATATAACTACCATCAGACTCAACTAGTGATAGACCAGTAACAACTTCTGAACCAGCGGAAAGAGCAAAGTTACTTACTGTTCCACTCATCGCAATGTCACCTTGTGTTCCACTAGGTATTGTTGATGAACGTCTTTTTATAACAGCCATAGCAATGTTAGAAGCACTGATAGCTGAAAGAGAAAGTTGGTTTTCTACTGGAAAGGAAATTATACCAAGCTGACCAGTGCTCTGTGTGCTTTTACCAAGAACACGAACAACTGTGAGTGGTGAGCCGTTTCTTAGATAAGAACGAGCAGCGTAGGGCATGTATTTGGTAACATCAAGGCCACCGAATACAGTGCGAAATTCATTAAAATTATTAACCCGTGTAGGTCTAAACGCAGGACCAGATGTAGTACGCCCAATAAGAGCTGCTCCAATTGTACCAGCCCCAGCAGGCACAAATGTATCATCAATTTCCTGTGTATAGACGCCGGGTGAGACAAACACTTCGGCCATCTATTTTCTCCATCTATGATGTTAAAAAGCATATACTTCTAAAAGAAGGTATACATAGTTTTTTTGTTCTAAAGAGAGTTGAACTTTTAACAATTACAAAATAACCTATAAAACTCCTAAAGTAAATATCAAACAAAAAAATGACAAAACATCATAGATGGAGTATAATACACTACAATGTAACCTCATCGGGTGATTGTGATGTATCCAAGTCTTCAATCGTCAGTTCTTCTGTTTCTGTTCCTTCTGGTGCAACATCGGTTGGGTCTGTTGTATTACCACCCAAACTTTCAATCAAAGCATTGGCATACTGTAATGCACCAATGTTTGTTGCTAGTTGATTACGAACTGCAGCAAGTTGTTCTTCCAATTGAGTACGCTGTGTTGTCAACTGAGTCACTGCCTCGGATAAATTTGCCTGCTGGCCTTGAAGTGTTTCAAGACTAATTGACTTTTCTTCCGCCATTTAATAATCTCCTCTTTCTCTCCACAAAATCAAGTGGATTCTTGTAATAAGATGTTTTATATTTTTCATAACCTTTTTTAAATACTTGATAGGCCACATCTAATTTGCCTATAAATTCTGCAGCTACACCTACATAATAATAAGATTGATAGTCATCGGGAAATCTTTTTAATCTTTCCAAAGCAATCTTATAATAGTATGGGGCTTTTTCACTCATCGTTAATTTGCCCCAATGATGTATTACTATATTAGTTTTTTTATAAACTAACTTACTTCTTTCCAAAGAGTTGTAAAGTGTTTCATGTGTGTTGAACTCAAAAAATATTCTTGGATCATTCTTGAATAACCTAATACATCTATCGTCAACCGCCTTTGTATAACCATTATACTTAGGCACTTTCTTCACACCAAACTCATTTCTATCTTGTGGAAGATAGCCTCTTTGATTTACTTCAAATGCATCCACAGTAGAAAATGTAACGGCTTGTGTTACCTTTTTAATATTAACTGAGTCTATTTCTTCGTCAGTATCTAAACGAAGTATCCACTTACTCGTACATAACCTCAAGCCAGCATTTAACGGTGCAGAATAATCGTCATGCCACGGATAGTATAGAACCTTTACAAAACCTTGTTCACGAACCGTTACATTCCCTGTGATTACAACTACTATTTCTTGTACATACTTCTCTAAACTTTTAATAATGTTTTTTACCTTTGTAAACTCATCCTTACACATTATCAAAAGTGTTATTGTATCAGCTTTGATAACTTTTTCTCTATTCACTGTAGAATACCCACTTCAACCAGCTACCGTGATAGTCCTCTGTTGTTTTCACTCTTTTGAATTTACTATCTATTTCATTTTTATCAAGAGTTTTTAATGTACCCAAATTGTATGTACTAAGATGACCGCATATGTCGGCATAAAGTAAAGTGTCTTTCAAATCCATACCATCAACAACGGCCTTGACTAATCCAACCAAACAAGCATCACCAGCGCCAATACTATCAATAAAAGTTGGGTCTTCATCTTTTACTATTCTAATAGCTTGTTCACCATCTTTAGATAGACAAACTAAACCAGACTCACCCCTTGTTATAATAGTATTACAAGAAAATTTATTAGTTATATCTTTTATGATGTGACTTCTTCTTCCATCTGGATTATACTGCTCAGCAGTAAGTGCATTTATTTTTAACCAAGTACAACCTTTATGACAATCTTTTATGAAATTAGTATCTACAAAAGTTTTTACGTTAGATAAACTATTACATCTATCTATTATTTTTTCTATGTCTGATTCATTAAGAGTGCCTTTGTGATAGTCAGAAATAACCACATGGTCGTTGTCTTGAATGTTTGCTATAAACTCTTCTATCAAACTTTCATCGTGTACTATTTCATCGTTTGTATCTTCTCTAAAAACAAACTTGTCTTCAACAAAAACCCTTTTCTTTGTTGGGAAGTCACCTAATTTCGGTTGGTCAACATAAAAAAACTTTACTTGTGTATTAAAGTCAACTACCTCTTGTAAGTTCCTAACAAAGTTTGCAGCGCCTCCTTGCACTACATAATCAGACACCAGTTTTACAACTGGCGCCTGACTATTAGCAGGGTCATATCTCTCTTGCTGATAGAGCACATACCTATCAATGAGATAATCTCCTATAACTAAAACCCTCTTCATGCCTTAGATTCTTCAATACTTTCCTTACGGTAGACCGTAAGAATCTTCTTGAGTTCACTTGCAGCCTTACGAGCTCTTCCACCAGCAGCCTTATTACCATCCATGTTCTTCTGATGGTTTTCAGCCAGCTGTTCTACTAGTGTTGTTACGTTATCATATGTTTCCTTAATACTCATCGTATCACCTCCTTTGCGGTAATTTTACTATTAGTGTTTGTTATTATATCTCCTTTTTTGTTCTTCATCAACTGGTCAGAGATAAAAAGTGCGGAACCAGCAGATAATTCTTCGTCATTGTGTGGTTGAGTAAAAAATGTTTTGTCATCGGATAGTTCCTTGACCAAACTATCAAACATTGTGACCTTTCCACCTATCGCCACATTGTTACCGAAATCCTTTGCTGTATTGACATATGAACGGATTGAACTCTCTACGATAGTCAATACATCAATTGCTATAGAAGTCCTTCTATCGGTCAAGCCAGTGTCTTTGGCGTCAAGCCAGTTATCGTCTACCGTTCCCTCATTTGTAAGTGATGGAAAGTAACCTATCTTGTCGGGTACAGTTGTTACTTGTTCATAACTCATCAACCCAGCCCATTGGTCACCGTGAAATAAATTACCCATTTGAATATTATTAGGCCATGCCCAAGTATTTAGTTTTGGGTCATCGTTTCTTTTATCACCAGCAAGTTCTTGAATAGCTGTGAGGTTTTCTATTGCTGGATAGTTTCCAATATAGTCAGTAAAACTGGTATATGTATTTAGTGGCGCAAACTGTTGGTCTCTACGCCACGGTCTAAAACTTTTATCAACATCTTGTATCCAATAAATTGCATTAGTTGCCCCGAAACCATCTTGAGTGTCAATACAGATTGACATACAATTATCAAATGGTGATGTTAGATAAGCGTAAGCACTATGAACAAAGATGTGGTCAACAACCATACAAGGAACAACTTGGTCACCAATATTTAGATTGTAAGTTCCAAGAGCAACCTGTTGTTGATTCTGATAAAAACTTATATAATCTTGTAAAGAAAACTCAATACCATTTTCTTTTGTAAGAGAAAAACCTTCTTCATTCTTATCCCAACATTCTTGACCATCGGGGTATCTATCAGAAAACCAATTGACAACACTAGCTACATCAATGTTTCTTAGTTTAAGGCCAGCGGAATCTAATGCCTCTTTGATAGCAACCTTAGTAACACCCCTATCAAAATTGTCACCCGTCTTAACAAAACTTTTTACTTGACCATCAACAACAACAGATACACTGCCATTGTATCCACAATTTAAACCTAATACTTTCATTGTATACCTTTACTTTTCAGATAGTTCTTATTAAAAATTTCTTCTCTCTTCTTGTATATTTTTTCTTCTTCTTCGTTTCTAAACCAAGTTGCGCCTCTGCCCGTATAGTATCCTTCATCTGGTGTAGAAGGCATCTTTCCCATCTTCAATGAGTTATGTCTACCGTATAGTGCCTTATGATTAGCTAACTCTTTCATCTCATCATACAGACCCATCTGCTCAAAATTCCAATCAAAGTTTTTTCTATGAGTGTATTGTACTGTCATTACATCTAAACCATCATCAGCTCTTTCTTGACGATAACTGTGTGAGCCATAATGAAACATAGTGCATAAATCACTTACACCAACTTTCCAATTTTCTCTACCACAAATTAATGCAGCATAATCATCAAAACCATAACTAGGACTTCTCCACCAAGTAGGCCACTCTATCTTTTCCACAACCTTACGGTGGATAAAGGGACAGATGAAATCTATCCATTTTGTTTCTCTTGGTTTATCTTTATACCAACAGTGCATGATAGGCCAAAAGTTTTGACCGTTTAGTTCTATTATTGATGGTGACAACATTGCAAAGTTTCCCTCTTGCATTTGTCTTACCATAGTTTCTACAAAACGATAACCATGAAACGAAACATCATTGTTAGAGAAAACAAGATACTCATATTCATCATTTTCCAACATCTTTTTCCAAGCCCAAGCAATCGCCCCGTTGAAGTATACATTCTTTGGAAATCTATGTGTTGCTTGATTAGGTCTATGTTTACTGCCACTCCCGTTGTCAAGAAAAATAAGATCAAAATTATCTTGTTCTTGATAGTATTTTAAACCCTCATAATACTGTGTAGATAAGTGCTTCTCATTATGAGTAAGAATGACATAAAGAGTTTTAGGTAACTTACTCATAGAACTATCTCATTATCTTTTTTAGTATCACTATACTGACTATCAACTTTAGCAATGTTCTTTATTACCTCATCAACCTCTATTGACTTCATACAGGTATAACCTCTGTCA